TTGGATTACCAGTAATGGTAAATCCAGTACTTTTTATGTTTTTGCCTTTAGGATTGGCATGAAATGCATTACCAAAGCATAATTCGTACTGAGTAAAGGCATTAAAAACTGGTTTTAAGTCTCTTCTTATTGTCAACCTAGTAATATTCGATGTAATTGCATTATTTGTGCCATCAATTGCTTTTAAAGCATCAGAATACTTAAATCTACCACCAAATGCGTTTAAATTAGTGGATTTTCCGTAATCTGTTAGTGAATTGGTAACTTGAGTCTTAAGACCATCAATATCACTGTAAATATTGGAATTAAAATAGACAGAAGTGTCTAATTCTACGAAAAGTATCTTTAAATCGACTATTCTTTGGTTAATTCCAGCAATAGAATACCTTTTTAATCTATCTAAGATCTGTACTTTAGTAAAGTCGGACAAATAAGTGGAATTTCGAGGTTTTACACTTAATACAACAGTACCATATTCAGGTGGATCCAATTCTTCACCACCAATTACCGAAACTGACTCTGCATCAGGGAAAACACTCTGTATAATCCCCTCATAATCCTTTGCTGTAACCGCCCTGTACTGCGATGAATAGACTCTAGGTGCAATATACTTAATAGAGTCTATTTCTTCGATATCACCGCCTCCTTTAGCGGTTTGAATCGTTGTTAGAACAGGAGTTGCTGCTGCTGAAAGAGGATTTCCAGCATCATCTACTGCATCTGCACTAAATGAGAACTTTTTACCATCATTTCCTGCTTTTCCATCAGTAATAATATAGCTAACTTCAACAACATCTCCATTTTCTAATTTTTTACCAAATAATCCATCTCCAAATAGCAATTCATACTTCTCATCTTTGATTTCTTGGATAAGATAGATGTTTGACTTCTCATTTATACCTGTAATATTATCAACTACAGAATATTCAAGTCCAGAAGACGCTCCAGACTTCCTAACAAACACTCTAATTGATGCAGTATCGATAAATGAGTTGTCTAATATAAATCTTTGGTCTAAACTAGCATTTACAATGAAATTTTTCTTTAAAAGTGTACCCTGATATATCGTAAGATTCCTAAATTGAGCAGTTCTTGGTGGATTTACGGTAATATTACTTCCAGCATCTACTGGACTGCTAACAGTTATGTCTTCTGGGATAGAAAATGTGAAAGAAGTGTTATTTTGAACTCCAACTGCGACTAATCCTTTCTTTAATGTGACGCTATTACTGTTTCCGTTGAATTTATAGTCAAAATTTATGATTGCTTCCGAAGATTTACGAGATCTAGGTACATATCCGATGTTTCTTGCCAATGAAACCACATTTTCTCTCAAAGTTGCCGAATCCAAGAAGGATTCATTAACAACCATGTTGCTATTAAATGCCGAAATATAGGTATTATACGCTAAAATATCGATTAAAATCGACATATTTGATCCTTCAAAGTCAAAATCAGTAAAATTACTGTTTGCTCTGAGGTAAGACTTGATTTGACCCTTAATTTGATCAAAATCTAAGTTTGTAAACTTGGTTACTGGCATTTTTTTACCTAGTTCCTTCTAAAAGAAATGCAAAATTTTGTACAGGGAGGTCTTCACCTACAATTTTATAAGAAATATTCATTTCAAAGGAGTTATTTAAGTCTGGTCTAGGGTTTGCAGTAATTTCAGTTTCAGTTACCCTAGGTTCATACATCTCTATAACACTTTTAACCTTCCTTGCAAGCACTCCACCTGTGACTTCATCACAGAAATCGAATAATAAATCACCTACATCCGACCCTATGTCACTATAAAACCTTTCCTGATTTCCAGTTTGGACTAAATTCCTAATAGAACGCATAATAGCCCTCTCATTTTTCAACACATTTAGATCTCCTGTGACAGGATTTGGTTGAAAATCAAGGGTTATGTCTTTATATGCTCTAGATTTAGTCGCCATTGGCGAATTATAATAGATGTCAGGGTTATTTATACCCTATTTTCTCAATTCCAGCGTGTAACTGTTAATTCTATACTATTATCATCCATTTCCCACTCTTCTGCGACCTGCCAACCCTCTTCTTTTACTGTATTATGGATGGTCATCCTTGCATATTGTTGTCTAACTTTCTCAATAAACCTCTCTGGAGGGAATGGTTGACTCCAAGTCTGTAAATCAGCAACCAGTTCATATTCCTTTCCATTCCAACGGAAGCCAATTTCATTATCAATAGCAATATCCACTTGCCATTTTTTATGTTCATGGTCAAGTGGATTTTCTAACTCGATATCTTCTACTACATTATACTGTAGTAACTCTAATGCTTCGAGTAAAGCGGGTTTTTTTGTAATCTTAGTCTTTATCGTACTGAAATGTGACATTAACAACCTTCTGAATCGTGCGTAAATTCCTCAACATATTCTTGAAAATCTAACTCCTGATAAAAAGAAGGAAGATAATCTCTATTCACAACATTACCAAGCTGCTCTTCTACTCCTTCAGTTGCCTTTAAACATTGCTTACCAGTTGCACCGATAACCTCTTCGGTTACAGTACCATCTTGTTTAATAGTGTACTTAACCGTTTCCTGTTTTGACATAACTAAAAAAGCGAGTGTGTGTTATTTAGAAGGTTTTTTTCTATGATAAACTTCAACAATCATTATAAAGACTATTATAATGAATACGATGATATCATCAATCACGGTTTACCAGTTCTTACTTGTGTCTCTAGTATAGCTTCTTTAATAACAGTTTTCAACTGTCTTAACTTCTTCTTGCCAATACCTGCCCTAGTATCAATCTTTACCTTTAACCAGTATAAGAATGTAAGTACAAGTATAAATTGAATCCCTTCTGCCCAAGACATATTCCATGCCTCATTGAGATCGAGACTCGCCGCCGCCAGGAGATTAATCATTTTCTTCCTTGTCCTCTATAAGGTTTACGAGCCGAGTTACGGGCGGTAGCAGCATACTTAGTATTCTTACCATTACCTTGCCTAGTCTTCTTTGGTCTCGTTTGAATGTTCGTCCCCGTGGGACTCGTGTACATTTTCGCCATTGTAAGTTGAATGTGTAATAAGATCAGGTGATGGATATCCAGTGTCATAATAACACTGAGATAATTCCATCATTTTCTCTAGGAAAGCCTCCTCAGAGAGACCTGTATAGATCTCTCCTCCTTCGATGGTTATATTATATAACTCGTTGCTTTTCATGCCCCACACGGATACGAGGGTCACACCAGATCTCAAATCCAGCATCGAGAGCATCTAGACAGAATGAGACATCCTCTCCACACATGTCTTGTACCTCTCCAGATTCAAAGACTTGCATCTTAGGTGCGAACCAAGGATACTTCATCTTATCATGTTCCCATACACCATGCTTGATAAGAACCCATCCAAATCCTGTGTAATCGACAGTAAATGGTTTCTTACGCTTAGACATAGTTTCACCAGTCTCATGATTCATAACCCCTCCGTTATTACGGAAGTTATCTTCATCAAGCCAGTGAGCAACAGAAGTAGTTTGACCATCTTCCGTCATGTACCAACCTGCAGCAATGTTCTTCTCCATAAGAACAAGTTGTAGGAACTTAGGTGTATTGAATACAATATCACTATCAATCCATAACTGATAGTCATACTTAAGTTTGCCATCCCAAGGAATCTGGTCTGGACCTCTTAAGACATTAGCACCAAGACACTTACATCTGGCAAAGTTTACCATAGATGAATAGTCTTGACTAATCTGTATACTTACTCCATGCTGCACTAAGTCAAATGCAAGTTGCACGAAGTTCTTCAAGAAGACATATGAACAACCACGACCAGGCATACAGAAGACAACGGACTTGCCCTTTAGTAATTCCCATGCCCTATCATAATCCCATTCTTCCTCTTGCTTCTTAGGCGGGTTTTTCGCCTTAACAGTAAATCCTTTAGCCATAATGTTTTAAAACACTTCGTTATTATAACAGATTATATATGCACAGTCAATATGAAGCATCTGCCATATCATCTTGTTCTACTTTAACTATAGTAAGTTCATCATAATTATTAACCCTCTCTCTAATCTTTCTGATCAATTGCTCTTCATCCAGATTAATTAAATCCCCTACAGGTGTATTATGGTTGTCGTATACATGGAAAGTTGTGTTCATTCTTCTTCAATGTAAAGTCCGTCATCTGTGAGGTTTATAGTAACCTCGGTGTCCTCATACCAATCGAGTTCATTGACAAATCTTTCTGGAACTGCTATAATGTACTCATCAGTTACATTATCGACCCTTATGGGAGTTTTGAATTTATTAAATTTTTTCACATTATTGTGGACTGACCTATGATTTTATATATCAGAAATTTTTTTTCTAGACAGATATCGAAAGGTCGAATTGGGTCGTTTATAGCTTACAAAGGTTCCTTCGTTTTAAACACCGCATCGCAACACCCCACGATAACACATAAGAACAAAAACACTGCCGAATTGTTGACACTTACTGTGTGTTACAGTTAGTATAACATAAGACTGCCAATTACATAATGCTCAGTGATACTCAGAGTGTCATGATTACCTCATAGTTGTGTATACATTGTATTATAACATGATACTCACAGACTGTCAACAACTGTGCAAGTCTTATGTTATAACAACTGCATGAGGATTTAATGGACTGTGTGTTACAAACTGTGTGTCCCCTACTTGACATTCTGCGATCCTCATGTTACGCTCGCTTTACTAACATCATAATCACGCAATTAGACCCCTTAGAGTATCATTTAGTGACCACACAGTTAATGATACATAACACGCATACTTGTTTATTTAAGTATTTAAAAGAAATGCGTACTTTTCCACAAATGTATCATAAACTGTGGAAAACAGTTAGTATTACATAGTGGTGCAATCTCTCAAACTCATTGTGTATCAAGGGGTCTATACTTTTGCGCCTTATATCCACTTACTAGAGAATCTTCTGTGGAATTGTTGTTACTAATCAACTCACAATCTTTGTACTGGTGAGGATAAACTAGCATAGCAACTTTACAGGTTGGATATAAAGAATGTTTGCAATGTGAGGGTTGTTCACTAACACAAAAGGTGATGTAAGTATCACCAACAAATTGTACATCACCAACGATATTATCATACTTAATTGTTACTCCTACTTTGAAGTCTGCTTCCTGCATGATACTAACTGGTGTAGTGTTGTTTGTAATAAATCGTCTACATGTTCAGGAAGTTTGTTATCTTTTCCATTCCAAACTTGCTGATAGTTTAATACTAATGCGTGTAAGAATGACAGTTGATTGTGTGATAAATCCACTGAGTATTGTGTAGGTTTAGTTGTCATTTAAGCACCCTTATTGTTATTAGATTGTTTATAATCTAGGGGCGAAGTCGGGCGTGACTCGTTGTTACTCACATTTTGCATTAATTGTTCTGGGAATAACTTAAAATACTCGACAATCGCATCATAGTTAGTGATAACAACTGGTTGAGGATTAGTGTTCATAGTTGTTAATTAAAAGGGGTGAATAGTGTGTGCTTGAGTAATAAGAATAAGGGGGAAATGATCCCCCTATTATTAACACTCCTCCAGTGAAATTAACTCGAAGTCAATAACATCTAGGTCTTCACCTATAATGTTAATTAATGAGCGTAATTGCTTTTCTCCATTACTATAAATGTTGAAATGTGCAATGTAGTCATTAACACTAACTAGATCTACGATTACATCATCTTGTTGATATTTAGAGATGAAATCTAAGAGCAATGTGTTACTAACTGATGCAAAAGCTATTTCACATTTAGCGACATATCCTTCAAAGAAGTTTATATCTTTTGACAGTTTTTCAACTGTTAGAGAAGATTTACGAGGCATTAATTACTCTCCTACGAGTTCATTTAGACGGGCAATTACATCATTTCCATTAACACAATCCTCGAAGAACTCTTCAAGATCAATGTTAACAAAAGGAACAGATTGTAGAGACATGATGTTAAAATAAGGTACAAAAATACCCCTAGTATGTTTATAGTCCCCTAGAGGTGATTAGAGGGACTATGTTTCAACAAATCAGATGATTTGACCTTGACTAAGTATCATTCCATCCCAAAAATCAACGGTTTCGTTAATAGTGGAGAGATACCAATCAAAGTTCTTTTGAAACACTTTGCAACCATATTTGAACTCACTAAGTAATGCGTTTAGTCTTGATTTTGTGGTTACTGTTTGATAACCACATGATGACAATTTGAGTGCATTAGTGTGATGATCTAGCGTTGCAATGTTATGACCATGTAGTAAGACTTGTGAGCAATTTGTTAACTCATTATACTGAACTGTGGTGTTAGAACCTGCCCAGTTTGCCTTTCTTAGAAGTGCTGAGTTCATTTGCTTTTCAAGTTTTCTCATAGGGTTCAAAAATGCTTTGTTTGCTTGACTCTTTAATTAT